CTTAACAAGATGGCTGTATCGTCTGTGGAAGGCGACCCCAACGTGGCCGGGGTATTCGTTAATTGGGACGACGATGACGACATGAACGTCGCCATGACCGGCGATATGATTATCCGCATCGCCCAAGGCACCACGGTCCAGCGCGGCGATCTGCTAATGTCTGCCGGTGACGGCACGGCTAAACCTCAAGGGGATGACATTGTGCGGTCTAAGACCATTGCCAAAGTCACCTCAACCCATGTTACTTGTACCTACGCAGACGGTTCCTACTGTGTCCCCTGCGTTCTCATGGCTTGCTAAGGAGCATAACCAATGGCAGCAACGTTTAATTGGTCTATCCCGACCACCGAATATAACAAGGCAGACGGGGGAATTTTTACGGTGCACTGGCGAGCTTCCGGCTCTGACGGCGACTATAACGCTTCCTCCTACGGCACCTGTGGCTTTACCCCTGACCCCAGCAGCCCGGACTTTGTCCCCTATGACGACCTAACCGAGGCTCAGGTGCTGGGCTGGGTGTGGGAGAGCGTGGACAAGGACGCGACGGAGGCGGCGCTGCAAGCCAAGATTGATGCGGATATGAACCCGACGACTGGAACAGGAGTGCCTTGGTAATGGAAACCTTTTTTGCTTTCTTCGATGCTCTCCCCGCATGGATTAACGCTCTTACGGCGGTAGTTACTGCGGCCACGGCTATCACGGCCCTTACGCCCACGAAGGTAGACGACAAATACGCCTCTCTCATTCTTAAAGTCTTAAACACTATTGCGGGGAATGTGCTTAAAAACAAGAACGCAGACGGGTAGAATGACCTTGGGCGGTTATTTGGGAGAGGGTGATGCTAGACCCTGTAACCGCCATTGCTACCGCATCGGCAGCCTTCAATGGCATTAAGAAGCTCGTTGCAGCAGGACGAGACTTAGAGGACTGCATGGGTCAGATGGCAGCGTGGGCAGGCGCTGTCTCTGATATCAATGAAGCCTCCAAGAACGCTAAGAACCCACCCCTATTCAAGAAGCTCACCAGTAAGAAATCGGTCGAGCAAGAAGCGATGGAAATCTTCGCCCACCGTCGTAAGATCGAAGCGCAAGAGAAAGAGCTACGAGAGATCGTCATGTACGCCTATGGAAAGGAGGCGTGGGTAGAACTGATTGGCCTGCGTAGGCGTATCCGATTGGAGCGTGAGAAAGCCTTCTACGCTCAAAAGAGGAAGCGGGAGAACGCACTTTATACCGTGCTTACGATAGTCGTGTTGACTTTTGTTTGCTATGGATTCTTCGCTACAATCAGCTTCATCGTGAACGATATCAAGGCGCAGCAAAATGGCACCAGAGATGATTTGGAGTAGCATCCTAACTGCGGCCATTGGCCTGATGGCGTGGACCTTTAAGTCTAAGTCCGATGAGGTTCAGAGGTTAAATGACCTCCTTAATCGAACCCGCGAAGAGATGGCTAAGGAGTATATAACCAAAGCCGACGTTCACGCTGATATCAATCGCATCATTGACCGCATCGAAGCATTAGACGCCAAGCTCGACCGATTGATGGAGCGCAATTAGGAGGCCCCATGCTAGAGGCCCTCATAGGCCCTGTGACGGGCCTTTTAGATAAGTTCATAGAAGACAAGGACCAGAAGGCGAAACTCGCTCACGAGATCGCTACGATGGCTGAGAGGCACGCTCAGGAACGAGCGTTAGCCCAGATCGAAGTCAACAAGACTGAAGCTGCTTCCCGCAACCCATTCGTCGCTGGCTGGCGTCCCTTCATTGGCTGGACCTGTGGAATCGCCTTAGCATGGCACTTCGTCCTCGCTCCCTTTTTAATGTTCATCGCCGTATGGGTGGGCTTTGACGTCCCACGGCTCCCGGTGTTCGATATGGATAACCTAATGACGGTTCTCTTAGGAATGCTCGGCTTGGGTGGGCTTAGGAGCTTCGAGAAGGTGAAAGGGATAGCGAAGTGAAGACGAGTCAGGAAGGCGTAGACCTCATCAAGCACTTTGAGGGCTGCCGATTAGAAGCCTATCTCTGCCCCGCTAACGTCTGGACCATTGGTTACGGCCATACTAAAGGCGTTAAGGAAGGCGATACAATCGATCAAGAGGCAGCGGAAGCGTACCTCATAGAAGATTTAGAGGAGTTTGAGGGCTATGTTACATCCATGGTGGAGACGGAACTTAAGCAGCATCAGTTCGATGCTCTCGTCTGCTGGACGTTCAATTTGGGTCCGGGAAATCTCAAAGCGTCTACGCTCCTTAACCGGGTCAACTATGGTCCGCTTAGCGACGTACCTTTCCAGATTCGCCGATGGACTCGATCAAATGGGACGGTCCTTGCGGGGCTGGTGAAACGTAGGGCGGCGGAGGCCGCATTGTGGCAAAACCTAAACTGGCGGGAGTTTGTATGATTACGATTGACGGTATCGAGTACAAAGAGGACGACTTCTCTGACGAGCAGAAGTATATGCTCGCCCAAGTGAAGGACCTCCAGACGAAGGAAGAACAGCTTAAGTTCAACCTTCACCAGATGACGGTAGCGAAGCAGGGCTTCATTGACGCCCTCTCTAAGTCCCTGAAGCCTGTAGAGACTCCTGCGGAGTCAGTTGAGGCCGAAACGAATGAGCCTGATTAACGACATCGTACGTTCCCCGAACGGCCTGCTAGCGGTCGCTGCGGGTCATTTCGACGACGCTCAAGCGGTAAACATCTTCGGGGTTAACCCTGCCGTGGGGACAAGCTATGAAACCCTCTGGGATTATGGCGGACTTTATTCTTACCCTGCCTCTGCTCTTAGCCTGTCTGCTGTCAGTTCTAGCGCATCGGACACGATGGGGCTACTTATCAGTGGCCTTGACGCGAACTACTGGCCCATTTCTGAGGTGGTTACGCTCAACGGTACGACGGCTGTTTCGACGTCTAAAGCCTTTCTTAGGGTAAATCAGGCGGTGATTCTTTCTGGAGAAAACGCCGGGAACATCACCATTACGAACGACAGTACGGTGGTGGGCTATATCTCGATTGAAAAGGGGCTGACCCAAGCCTGCAACTATACCGTTCCTATAGGGCATTCCCTCTATCTCTACCGGATCGACCTAACGTCTGGAACAGTCCGGGGCACTAATCGATACATCACTTACCGGAATGTGACGCGAACCGATACGGGGCGTGTTTTGCGCGTAGCGGAAGCAACGTGGGAAGAAGGTCAGCAGTCCTTTGACCGACAAGTGCCTTTCCGCGTCAGCGAAAAAACCGACTTCCAGTTTGAAGCAAAAACGTCTTCGGGCGCAGATAACGAAGTGTCTATTTTTATTGAAGCCATCCTCGTAAGGGATGATTAGACGGGGCCCCGAAGGGCCCCTGCTACGCTAGCAACGGGCGGGAAAACCAGCGCAGCGATTCGATCTTAGCACCCCCTTTCTTATAGCGAAATGTTCTAACGATTTCTCCCCTATTCCTAAACAGAACTGTTATTATTCGTTTGGGTTTAGAGAGGAGAATACCCATGTTACCTAAGCTGATCTGGGACACCCTGTCCCGCATTGACGTATCCGAACACACTGAAAAGAAGCAGAACCTAACGTATCTATCGTGGGCTTGGGCGTGGGGGACGATGTGTAAGCACTTCCCCGGTACGACCTACAGCTTTACGTCCGAAACCTTCCCCGATGAAACCGTGGAGTACACCTGCACGATTACGGTAAACCATGAGGGCGCTACGCATTCCCAAATGATGTGGCTCCCGGTAATGGATCATCGTAATAAGGCGATCAAGAACCCGGACGCCTTCGCTCGTAATACCTGCAAGATGCGCTGCCTTACTAAGTGTCTTTCGATGCTTGGCTTAGGCCATTACATCTACGCAGGCGAGGACCTCCCTGAGGGTCATGAGCCGGAGAAGATCAACGAGCAGGAAGCGGAATTGCTCAAGCGCATGATTGAAGAAACCTCGACCGATCTAGAGAAGTTCTTTATGGCATTCAAGATCAAGTCGCTACAGGAAATGCCCAAGGAGCGGTTTGCTAAGGCTCTATCCGCCCTCGAAAAGAAGATGGAGGCTAAGCAATGACTGTCGACCGCGTGAAATATGAAGTAGACAAACTTAACCTATCAAAGAGAACTAGAAATGCCTTGCGCGCCGCTCATATTTATCGAATCCAAGAATTAGGCAAAATGACCAGAAACGAAATTAGTAAGATATATGGCTTAGGCGAAAAAGGCGTTATTGAGATTATAGAGGCGCTTCTCCTTCAAGGAGTTTCAGTGATTAGCACGCCTTCTCAATGGATGCCGATTGGTACAGCCCCTCAAGATGGATCGTGGGTTTTAGTTTATTCCTGCTTTAGCACGAAAAAACCTGAATATGGGGTAGCGCGGTGGGATGAACGGTACTGGCTGCTGGCATCCGACTATGGCGTAAAAACAGTCTTTGAAAACCCAACCCACTGGATGCCTTTGCCTAATCGGCCAGAGTCGGGACAATGAGAGTTATAAACGTAGAACAAGGCACGGAAGAATGGCTGGCGGCGCGTTTAGGCGTGCCGTCTGCCTCTAGCTTTTCGAAGCTAATCACTCCCACGGGGAAGCGATCCTCTACCTTTGACTCCTATGTGAATCAGTTAGTAGCGGAAAGGATCACAGGCGAAGCAACGCCCTTCCCCCAGACTGACGCTATGGCTAGAGGGACCGAGTTGGAACCTCACGCGAGAGCGTATTACGAGTTCGCCACGGATAACGAAGTGGTAGAGATGGGCTTTATTAAACACGCCGTCTTAGAGGCAGGCTGTAGCCCTGACGGCTTCATAGGGGATACGGGCGGTTTAGAGATTAAGTGTCCCCTACCCCATACCCACATCGAAACGCTTCGCGGTGGAACTATGCCGTCTAAGCACATACCCCAAGTTCAGGGGTGTATGTGGATCACCCGTAGGGAATGGTGGGACTTCGTAAGCTATCACCCTGATATGCAAACCATGATCGTACGGATCGAACGAGACGATGCGTACATCGAAACCCTCTCGCAGATCGTAGAAGAAGCCTGCGAGGCAATTAAAACCAACGTGGAGAAGTACAGACTATGAGCTATGACAATAACCTTTCTGGCGCTCTCTTTAGGAACGACAAGAAAGAGACCGAGAAGCACCCGGACTACAAGGGCTCCTGTGAAATTGACGGGACTGAATACTGGGTAAGCTCTTGGCTTAACGAGTCTAAGAATGGGCGCAAGTACCTAAGCCTTAAGTTCAGCCCTAAGGACGGAGAGAAACAGGCTGCGCCGAAACAGGCAGCTATTGACGATGACTTTGACGATGCGCCCTTCTAATGAACGTCGGGGCTAGTTTACGAGCCCTTCAGAGGGACCGCGTGATAGCTAATGTGGATATTGCGCGGTCTCTCGGGGTTCACGTTCAGACCATTAGCCGCTGGCGGAATTATACGGACCTACAGGCGTCCTATTGTCAGAAGCTGGCGGACTTCTTCGGCTTAAGTGTAGACGAGTTTCTATCCTATGGACTTCTGGAAGATTGATAGACCGCAGCAGATAGGGGAGCGGCTAGAACACTTAGGGGATCACCTTAAGGCTAATTGGGACTGGTCTACGCCAGTCTCGATTACCTTTCAGCCCTACCAGAACCCCCGTTCTCTTACCCAAAACGCCTTATTTCATGTCTGGATAAGGCAGATGGTAAACCACTTCAAACCGGCTCGCCCGGAGCTAACAGAGGAGGAGATGAAGGATATATGTAAGTTCAGGTTCTTAGGCACGGAATCTAAGAAAGCTGGTAAGATTATTCTTGAAAACCAACTGAAGCAGACATCTAAGCTACGAAAGGGCGAGATGTACCACTTCATGGAAGAGGTCTATCAATGGTGCTTCGACCTCGGCCTTCAGTTAGACACCCCCGCCGACTCTGAGTTCATGAAGATACGGAAGAGTCAGGCGTAACCTTAGGGAGGGGGAGATGCCAGAGCCATTAAAGCTAGACCCGAAGCTAATGGAATACTGCGTTTCAGAAGCGGAGAAGACCTACCTTGATGCGGTGTTGCAAGCTGGGTCAGTCCAAGCCGCGTCCCGTGCCTTAGAGACCAACCGTAATAACATTAGACAAGCTGTAGAGAGGGTGCGACTCAGGGCTGCGAAGATGGGGTACGCCCCGGAAGCGCATCTAGTCCGCCCTACCACCGCGCCATTCGTCGTTAAGGGAACCTCTACTCTTTACGATGAAGAAGGGAAACCCAAGCTCCAGTGGGTTAAGACGAATCTCGATAAAGAAGCCCAAATAGAGATTATGAAGCAGGCTGTCGAGGCCCTTTGCGAAGACATAAAGCCGACCAAGCCTATCCCTCCCCCTCCTGATGTAAACGAGCAGCTTATGTCGGTCTACCCTTGGGGTGATCCTCATGTAGGAATGTATGCGTGGGCTGATGAAGTTGGCGAGAACTTTGATCTATCTATCGCGGAACAGGATATGTGCAACGCGGTAGATTATTTAGTCGAACGTAGCCCACCTTCTAAGCGCGGCGTCCTAATCAACCTCGGGGACTTTTTCCACTACACCAATATGGTGGGTACGACAGAGCGCAGCGGCCATATCCTCGATAGGGATTCGAGAACGGCCAAGATGATAGACGTAGGGGTTCGGATTATTAAACGGTGTCTAGAGCGGATGCGGGAGAAGCACGAGATCGTCGAACTGATCAACGCTCCCGGCAATCACGATGAAACCTTCGCGCACTTCCTAAACGTCCTCTTTCGTAACCTCTACGCTAACGAAAACCGCGTTATCGTCCACGATGCCCCTACGACCCGCCATTATCTAAGGCATGGGAAGTGCCTCTTGGGAGTGGTTCACGGGCACCAGACGAAGGACCGCGATCTGCCCGGAATCATGGCGACGGAGAAGCCCGAGGACTGGGG